GAACATGCTGTGGCAGTGCACAGTCTCTACGATGTGGACTTTGATGACCTTTACCATATTTTTCGAATCCATGGTTTAGTCAAGATGCAAGTCTACCTATACGTCCCCCTTCAATTCTACCATCCTAACGCATCAAAAATTGATGGGGAGATTTTCAGCATAATCAGTGATGACACTAAGTGTTTCTTTAGCATGCACGATTTCAGTATCCCTTATATACATAACAAGAGCAATTGGCTAAAATGGTCAAATGTTACGTCTATTAGGGGTCCTGATTTCCGCATTGTTAGAGAAACCAGCCGGATTATCGGCCCTTTACAAATCATCACTTTAACCCGCACAAGCACATATCCTGGCGACATTTATCTCACTATCCCTTTGAGAGAGTTGATGTCAGGATTCACATTAGTGCCCGACGTGGTACAGCATATAGAAAGTGAATTCATACTTAAACAGAAAGAATGCAGACACTATGCCGTCCCGACACATGTCGTTACAGGTATCAACAGTTACACGGCTAGAGTGGCTGATGAGCAGTATAAATTCCACGAAGTTGCCACAGTCGCAAGCGGATTGATGCGTCAATTGAAAATTGGCAATACAGTTTACTATGAAAAATGGGACGTCGATCCAGTTGAGTACCACCGTATTCTTATATCGATGTTCATCATAGGTGCTATCAAACGTACGGAGCGCACACAAAACATCTCAGCCGCGTTCACCAAACTCAAGAAATTGTCCAACTATGGGCTAATGGCTGCGTGTAGTGAATTGTGGGTCGTGTGCGAGCGCTACTTTGAGAAGCACATAGAACGTTCATTGCCAACTAATTTCGAACAAAGACCGGTACAGTCTATAAATAGATACAATTTAGATGAATTCAATTATTTCACTTTGCAGGACAAGGTTGTTCAACAAGATCATTATGTCAATTACGAGAATTACATCAACACTCGTACCTATATAGAAAGAGAATTAGACCGTCCCTTAGACTCTTCTATCGACTCGGACTCTGATACGGATTCCAATGACCCTTCTGCTGATGAATCATCTATGGCTACCCCACCCGCGACACCAAAGAAGTCCACCCATGATAAGTCTACAATGGCTAGACCCCAAGGCAAAGAGTCCTCAATCATGTCTATAACATCATCGATGTTAGACTTTGTCAGACCGCCTTTGGATTCAGTGTCTACTGCCACTGATACAACTGACGACGAGCAATCAGTTAAATCCTCTAGTCTTAGTCCACCTAGCAGCCCAGAAGAAACTATAGGCAGTTTCTTCAAAAGGTATATCAACAAACGTAAACAATTGGAATGCAGCAAGTCGGAGTTGGTTGATAGGGTTAAATGGGACTGGGACATGAGATCAGACGTGAACAAGGCTTTTGTATCTTGTCATAATGCCAAAATTTCATGGCCCGGCCCAATCCCTGACCTGATTAACCACAGTTATCAACCAGTGAACTTCTATGAGTTAATCAAGCTAGATGAGACCATCAAGACTATAGCCAAGGATTACGTCAAGCCACCACATGTGTCTTTGGCTCAACCACAGAAAATCAATCATCCTATAGCTAGCCAGGTTAACCCACCAACTTACCATGATCCAATCACTTCTTGTAGAGATAAGTCTAGCATTTACAGTCGTCTTGTTGATTTCAGCAAGAAATTCCCAAGCTTCGCCTCGTCATTTGCTCATTCCATACGCATTGACAAGACAGCTGATGAGTTGTTTGCTTTAGAGTTGCATATAAATTCTGCACTCAAAGACAATCCGGGAATTGCGGCCACCGCTCGGTTCCCTCAATTGGGAGACAAACCTTGTGCATATACTTCCAAAGAACAGTTCGAGACCATTACGCAAACTAAATTTAAGAGACAACTTAAAGGGAAACCCGTTCCTCCACAGCACTATTTCACATCTTTGACTTTCATGCCTGGACATTGTGCTTTGAAATCTTTTTATGACGCTTATCATGTTAAGAGATCAAAAATAGCGTTAACCAAGTTTTTCAACACGTGCATTGATATCTTGCACAAATGCCCATATAGCGTCAACGGCACTGTTTTGACAGAGTATGACGTCCACAACTACATCTATTTTGGGCGTTGGCAAGGAAATGATGTTAGTGCCACTGCTATAGCGGCTTTAGCCTTTCACTACAACGTTTGTGTCATTATTGAGAGTCGAACCAATTACGACATTTACAATTTCAACGTCAATTCGGCGAAACAAGAAACGCTGTTTTTGAGTTACGACGACCAAGCTATGCATTTCACCAGTAAAGTCAACGGTGGGGCAGCTGATAAATTTCCGGGACTGTTGGCTGCTATCAAGAGACGGTTGCCCAAGAAAGAGGGGCTCTGCGCTATTGAGACCAGTTGCGCACCAGGACACATGGTGAGGCTAATGGCTAATGACAAAGAGCTTGCTACATGGTCTAAGGTTGGTTACCATTATGAGAACGGGCTCAAAATGACGTCTGACGTTGCTGCGCTACCAAACGTCGAAATCATTAGGTACAATACCCAAGAGACCCTAACCAAGAAGATGCAAGAATGTTGCAATAAGAAGGAAGTGGGACTAGTGTTTTGTGACGCTGCTAGGATACAAAATTCTGAAACGTTGATCGATCAAATGGCGAATACAATTTCCAATTGTAAACTTACAGATAACACCGTTGTTGTCATTAAAACCTTTGGCAACCCAGTAAGCGTTTGGAACTTATGCCGCGATTACGAAAATGTTGAGTTATATCATTCAGAACTGTCATCTGAGGTCTATTACATCATGTCAAGCAGACGTAAGAACTTTAGAACTCTATTTGAGTGTTATGACTTATTCGCCAAGGACGAGACAGAGCATGTCGCACACATTAAGAAGAGTGATGTCCACACTTACTACAATGAGTTTTTTAAAGAATTCCCAGACTCTAAAGGCAGATTAAAGAATGTGCCGTGGACAGCCCAGTCAGATAGTAAGATAAGGACGGCTTTTTCTGCTATCACAGGGTACGCATCTGCTAGTAAAACCACTAGAGCAGTCGAACGTTACCCAAACGCCGTCTTTGTTTCACCCACTAAACACCTGCAACAAACGCACATGTCTAAATTTGGCGTTAAATCGTACACGCAACATGCCATATTTACTTTGAAGGACGTGCCAGACACTATTGTTATTGACGAGATATCCCAGTTTTATCTGGAATATGTCACCATGATCAGGCTCAACTTCCCGACCACCAAAATAGTTGTGCTTGGTGACATTCATCAGACACCTGCAGCCAATTATGCTAGTAAGAGAGAATACACACCAATCACGGCGGCTGGTGTCGTCAATAACATCTGGGATGTTTATAAAATACCACAGGATATTACACAGCTGTTAAACCAGAAGTTCGGTTACAACATGAGATCCAGATCTGAAGTTAAAAGTGGTTTGAAGACGCTAACCAATGCTACTATGGATATTGTGAAGTTAGCGGCATCCAAGTTGCACGTAATTTGTTTCAATGCCAAAACTTGTACGGAACTCAAGGAGAGAGGCGTCAACGCTAGCACAATCACATCTTTTACTGGTAGTCGAGATCATACAGTGGTGTTTTATATTGATTCTAGATCAGTTTCGTCTCAATTGCTCAACAAGACTGAGTTTGTCTATACAGCCATGACTAGAGCGACTAATCAATTAGTATTGTATGGCAACGACTCTTCCATGATTCAACAGTTTTTCCACATCAACGGACATAACATCACCACATTTGAAGAGATATCTGAAAATCGATTGCACGCGGATGTGCACGTTAAAGGCCCGGAAACGCACAACACCATGATCAAAGTTATGTTAGATGAAGAAGAGATTGTTTGTCCACCAGCGTCAGCCACCACCGTCGTGGACACATTAACCGATGTCGCTAAAGCATCAAATTCATCCGACGTTTTCACAAACATACAAAGCAATGCATACCCCGCGGTCGAAGAGGGTGTGCTTATTACCACTATAGATCAGTTGTCCGAGGAGCCTCCCAAGGTTTTGGGTTACACTCTTTTGGATTCGCCAATAGTTAAACAGCAGATTTCCAGTTCCACTAGACAAACAATTTATACCCTATTGAAGCGGTATTCCAGAAAGAACAAGCCGATAAGCGAAAAGAAATCTAAACTTATGACGTCTGATTTATTGATGGGTTTGAGTAAGATGATATATGGCAAACCAGACAAGATCAACAATTTGCAGAAGAGGTTGATGGCTAATCGCCACAAACTCCCGGAACATTATAAAGAGTACCTTATATCTCTGCAACAAAAGATGGGCAGTAATCCATCCGCCATCAAAGATCTGGAACAGCCATTTGACACCTTTGAGGAATGCCTCTCATTTTTCAACAAAAACCAAGCTAAATATGATCCCAAGCATGGTTTCGATGAGAGTGATAAAGCAGGTCAAGGTGTCGCAGCCATGTCAAAGCGTATTAACGTCCTGTTCTCTGCTTTTGCGAGGTATATTTTGACAGAGATAAGGGAAGAGACCAAAGAGCATTACGGCAAAACTGTGCTAGCCACACATGATGATGAGTATAATTTGAATGATGAGTATGCACATGACACCGCTGATTTGCCAGATCGCGACGCACTTATTTGGGCTCTTTGTGATTCATCAGAGTGGGACACTAAGTACCGCAGATGTTTTATGGACATGATGGCCACGCTTACTCGTTGGTGTGGATGCCCCGACTGGCTTATAAATTTTTATAGGAAGTATGAAGACACTTGGGACATGCTCTATAGGAACAAGTTCGGCACTACCAAACTAAAGGGCGGAAAGGAAAAACAAAAGACTGGTTCGCCTTACACCATTTGCGGTAACACTTTAGGCAATGGTGCTTTGCAACACGTTGTTTATGACTTCATCAATTTACGTTACAGTCTGATAAAAGGGGACGATAGTGCCATGTTATGCACAAAAGCCCGAATGACCGATACGGGGAAAAATTTCATCGAGAGCACTGGCCACGTTTTTAAATATCATGAACATAGCGTAGGCGAGTTTGCAGGTTATTTATTATTAAAGAATGGTTTGTTTCCCGATATTGTTCGTTATGCGTCTAAGTTTATTGGTAAGACATATCGCGATGAGAAACATTTTATAGAGGCTAAAATAGGCATCAAAGACCGTCTTAGGTGTGTGAAGACCCAACGTCAAAAGTTAGAAGGTTGTTTATCTATATCAGCTTTTTATCCCGAGATATCCATGTCAGAAGCAGAGATATTGTTTGATTTTCTCCAACATAGTGATAAACTGAAGTTTTCTGATCTGCACGTTAAAACTAGTTCACCACTAGTCCCTCTTGAGACTCCTAAACAAAACGGAGGGCAACGCTGCCAATATAAGAATCCACATCTACCTAAGGATTCAGAAAACTGTGAGATATCACAACCCAGTTTTTCACTTGCCAATTTAATTCAATCTTCAAACGAATATACCAATTTTATCAACACCTTATATAACCAATTTCTGTTTAATTACACCATGGATAACACCCCAGTACCCACCACTGCCACCGACACTTATCGAGAACTACAGGCGGACAAGACAGAAGTATTTACAAAAGCCATACCGCTTAGTGTTCATGAGAAATCAGCGTCCTTGAAGAAAATAGTTCATCCACCATCAGACGAAGATTTTTTAGGGTTACCAGTCGGTGGTGACAGGTCCCAAATTATAATGGAGTTGAAACAGTTGAGGTTTAACAATCCTCGATTATTTATCAATGGCCCTAACTTCGTATCTGCTTCGTCGAATCCAATTTATAACCAGAAAATCAGGTTAACTTTATTGATGCTGAACGGCCCTAGAGTCTCAGGCGTCCAGTTTGCTTATGACTCTAGATTAGGCTATAATTACCAAGATCAGGGCACAATTTATTACAATGACACCTACGATTTTAAAAACTGGTCTACAGACGTTAATCTTTATAGACCTGTTTATAAAAGCACAACAGTAGCTTTAAACGCCACAGCTTTTAATAATGTGGGCCTTGTCACAGCATCACAGTTCAACCCCGCCATACTGTTTGCAGGTACAGTTGGTGAGTTTTTATCCACCAAAAGATCAGAATCAATCAACTGGCTTAAACAAATGTTCGAACGCATGGGCAAAGTTGCGTCGGAAGATGATTTTGTAGACATCTGCAGTTGCGGCGTTGACGTTAACCATCACACCTTCGCCATACATCGTAAGAATGGTCGTTTCTATGCCAAATATGTCTCTGACTGGTTAAGTCTACCCAGATCCATAAGACTTGACCTTGTCGAGGCTTTGATGAGCACTAAACGTGCTAAAACATTGTCTCTCAATTTGAGAGAGGATGGTGCTGGTGACGTTATTGGCATGGCTGTTAACACTCTTATTCAGGTTCTTAATCTTAACAACATTGGGCCTGATCCCGTTGGTGGCGTCATAGATGGAGTGCCAACAGTTAGTCAAATAAGTCAAGTGGCTAAGAGTTATTCTGGTGAAGCTAGAGGCGGTTGTTTTCAAGTACATCGCCACGTGGATTTGGAGCCTCAATGGTTACCCGCTTCCAGAGCGGGAGGATCTGGAGACAGTTTACCTCGACTCTATAATTGCTACATCTATTACACACAAGGCGCCACTTATATACCCCTCTATGAGCAGCAAAAAGAATCCGCCCTCGTTGCATCAGATGTCATCCTGAAGGATGGTCTGTGGACCCCTTCAATGACTATGGGTTGGATAACTTTTGATGGTTTAGCTCCCAATGTTACAGCTAACCCTACGTCTGAAGCCACGGAAGAGTTCATTCTGGTCAAATCCATCACCGGTCTTGAGATACAACCAGCCATGAAAGGAGCTTACTCCATGATGGGCAAGAAAGCCCCTGCTATTGATTTGGATTTGATGCAAGAAATGTTAACCACCCAATCAGAGTTTAAAGACGGCATGCCCGCCTCTTATAACTCTTGGGGTATGCTCGCTCAATTGGCAGGTAATGTGGTAAAGAATGTTGCACCACATCTCATTAAACGGTTTCTGGCCCCAAAAGCAGCTGAAACCATAAATTCATTTTTCAAACCAGGTACGTTAGCTGAGCATAAGCCGCGTCAGCGTAAACAGAAACCTAAGGTTGAAATTGTTGAGAAAATAGTGGAGAAGCCATTACCACAAAGGCAACAAAAGCAACATCATCAACAACAACAGGCGCAAGCTGGAAAGAAGAAGCGCCCAGGCCAAAAGCAAAGACAACGCCAAAAGCGTCGAGCTGAGGCCCAAATAGCGGCTAAGTCCTAAGCAATTAGGCATTTGATTTCTCGGAGGTATGCACCCGGCCCCTCCGGTTTTACTTTAATCAGTATTTAATCAAACCAGATTCTTTTATAATTTTCTGAATCATTTATTTATTTTCTATTTGTAATTTTTTAATATAGGAGTTTCCGG